GGCGGCACAGGAACGTCTTCAGCGGGCGGCGCTGGCGGTGCGGGCGGCGGAACGTCAGGCGGTGCGGGTGGTAACGGTGGCGCATCAGCGACAGCCGCAGGGATTGGCAAAACGGGAACGGGCGGTGGCGGTGGCGGTGGCTCAAGAGACGTTTCGGGTAGTGGTAAGGGCGCTCCCGGCGGTAGCGGTAATCTTTGGTTAGCTACAACTACCACATCTCAAACAGTTACTATATCGCAAGCATCTCCGGGTGTTTGCACCGTTACAACTGCCCCACAGCAAGGAACGCCCGTTGTTTTTTCAACAACTGGAACGCTCCCAACGGGATTAACTGCTGGAACTACGTATTATGTTAAAAGTATATATTCCTCAACAATTGTTTCAACAACCACATTTAACGTATCCGCTTCTCTTGATGGAACAGCGATAAATACTACTAGCGCAGGATCGGGTACACATACTGCAACTTTTACCGCAATTGCTGGTTCCGGCGGTGGTTCTGGAGGTGGTTCTTCAACTGCTAATACTGGCGGAAGTTCAACAACTGGTTCTGGCGGTCTATACGGCGGCGGCGGTGGGTATTGTAACGGAACTACCCCCGCAACTTATGGCACTGGCGCAAAAGGTGTTATTGTCATAACTTATACAACAGGCGGCGTTGCAGCCAATGGTAATTTTTTCTTACTGATGTAATAAAATATCTTTATATATAACCCTACATGTAACTTGAACTACCCACTATAGTCGGAGAAAAAAAATGTCTATCTTAATTAACTTAGAGCATACCGTAGAAGAAGTTAACTCAATTCTTGCTGCTTTGGCTGACCGGCCATTTAAAGAAGTGGCTGATTTGATTGCAAAAATTCAAGCCAAAGGAAAGTCTGCTCTTGAAGCATCGCAGTTAACGGCAAAACCTTCTGATGATTCTGCCACCGAAGCTGACGCTTCTTAATTTATAGCCATTGGCGAAGGTCAATAAGATGACAAATGTTGAAGAAACCAAAATTGTCGTTGACGTTGGCCTCGCCACTGGCGTGATCACCATGCCTCTTTGGGTTGTTGAGGCAAGTTTTTGGATACAATTAACGGCGGGTATTCTTGGTTTGGTTCTTATGGTTATAAGATTAGCCGCCGCCTTTAGGGATTGGAACCGTGGCGGGGGTAAATAGTGGACCCATTTACCCTTATTGCTGGAGCAACCGCCCTTTATAACGGCATTAAATCTGCCGTTGACGCTGGGCAAGACATGATGGACACCGCCGATAAGGTGGGAAGTCTATTTGCTAAAGTTGCCCAGATCATTCAATTAACGTCTGAGCCACGCAAAAAGAAACTGTTTCAATCTCAAGCCGATTTTGAGGCTGAAGCGGTTAGAATTTATACGGCAAAAGCCAAAGCCCAACAGATGGCGGCTGATGTCAAAAATATGTTTGTGAGCCAATATGGCATAGCTGCTTGGACTGCAATTCAGAAAGAAGTAACTGAAATGCGGAAAGAGGCCGCCAGAGAGGCGGCGGCAGCCATGAAGCAACAAAAAGAAACACAGGATGATCTAATTATGATAAGTAGCATTATTGGATTTTTAGTAGTTGGAATTGGCATAATTGGTATCATTCTTATGGTTACGGTGAAATAAATGGACTTGTTGAAAACATTTGGCCCCCTATTGGGTTCTGTTGCCCCGACAATTGCTACGGCTTTGGGCGGGCCGGTTGCTGGTATGGCTGTAAAGGCTATTTCGGGCGCATTGTTTGGACACGACAATGGTACGGAAGAGGATATTACGACTGCCCTTGCCAACCCTAATGGCGATCAATTAGCTGCATTAAAGAAGATTGACTCTGACTTTAAAACCCAGATGAAGTCATTGGATATTGATTTGGAACGGATTGCGGCATCTGATCGCGATTCTGCCCGTCAGATGGCTATTCAAACCCATGATTGGACACCCCGCATTTTAGCCGTTGTAGTCATCTGCGCGTGGGTATTTATCCAATGGCATTTGCTAAATAGCGTTATTCCTGACGTAATGCGGGAATTAATTGCGCGTGTTCTTGGAACGCTTGATGCGGCGCTAACTTTGGTTTTGTCGTATTATTTTGGATCGTCGCACCAACATTCCCCCGCACCAAAGGAATAAACTGTGAAAGATAATTGGGAAAAGTGTTTTGCCCTCATTCTAAAAAACGAAGGTGGTTTTGTTAACAACCCCAAAGACCCCGGCGGCGTTACTAATTTAGGTTGCACAAAAGCAACATGGGAAGCATACGTTGGACATGAAGTGTCAATCGACGACATGAAGGCTTTAACTCCATCGGATGTTATGCCTTTGTACAAAACGAAATATTGGGATAAAATTAATGGCGATGCACTTCCTTATGGCGTTGATTATGCTGTCTTTGATTTTGGGATCAATTCTGGGGTAAACCGTGCGGCAAAAGTCCTTCAGTCGGTTGTCGGTGTTGCAACGGATGGGTCCATCGGCCCCTCCACGCTTGCTGCTCTTGAAACGTCTAACATACGTGATGTTGCTACGCGAATCTGCGAAGAACGTCTAGCATTCTTGCAGAGTTTGCCTACTTGGGGTACATTCGGCAAAGGTTGGGGGCGGCGTGTTGCTGAGGTTGAGCAAACGGCCTTTAGCATGGTGAAATAGGATTGCCGTAAATGACCGTAGCTACCACAGCCCTGTCGTATAATGGATACGTCACCCAAGTTGCGACCTTGGCTGTGTTGCAGAATACGCTTGTGACAACCGGAACGTCTCCTAATAGTTTGGTAACGTCATCCGACCCAAACTTCCAAGCTATTATTCCCCAGATGCTAAACTATGCGGAACTTCGCATTCAACGTGATTTGGACTTTTTGGCTACTCAAAACGCCAACTCTTCTTATTCATTAACGTCTGGCAATAACAGTTTAGCAATCCCAACTAGCACTTTCGTAACGCTCCAGACCATTTATGTAACGGACACGAATGGTAACGTAACGCCGTTGTTGCCAGTAACAAAAGAATTCCTACGCAATGTATACGGAAGCGCAAGCGGTGCATCTACACCATTATACTTTGCTGTTTATGGCGGTGACGTTGCAACTGGTGGTCAGGCGAGCCAAAATATTATCTTTGGGCCTTGGCCTGATGCTAATTATAGCATTACCATTTCTGGAACAACACGCCAACCAACTTTGAACAATTATGCAGTTCAAGGTAGTGCAGATACAACGTACACATTTATTAGCCAAAATTTGCCAGACATCATGCTTATGGCAAGCATGATTTATATCAGTGCATATCAACGCAACTTTGGTCGGATTAATGACGATCCGACTATGGCTCAAACTTACGAAAGCCAATACCAAGCCCTTCTCAAGGGTGCGATGGTTGAAGAGGCTCGTAAGAAGTTCCAATCGTCGGCGTGGACTTCTTATTCGCCTTCCCCCGTTGCTACACCGACTAGGGGGTAAATCATGCCCCATAATAGCATCAAATTAATTCCGGGCGTTAATACCACCAAAACAATGGCATTAAACGAAACGGGGCTTTCTGCATCCAATCTTGTGCGGTTTTTGCCAGATAGGGCATTTCAACTTGGTCAAGCTGGGACAAGTGGCATGTCGCTAGTTCAAAAAATTGGCGGATGGGTTCTTTGGTTTGTCGGCGCAATTGGGTCAATTGTTAAAAATTTACACGCTTGGGAAGACTTAAATTCTAATCAATGGTTGGCTGCTGGCGCTACGGCCGGATTATACGCCATTGAATACGGTTCAGCGGGTGGTTTGACCACTGAGTCGGGTAACATTATTGTTACCGAAACTGGTACGCCATCATATTCTGCATATGGCTTGTTAGCTAATTCCCCTTCTATAAACAACACGATCACACCACAAACAATCACAACTAATCCAAAACCTAATTTTACGTTGCAAAGCGGTATATTATTAACCGAATCTAGCAATACAGCACCAACTGGTCCAAGTTATGGGTTAGTTACTGAGGCAGGAACAGCAAATTACCCAAGTTATAATTTTCAAGTTGCGACACCTAGCCAAACGGTTACTGTTATTGATACTGGCTCAAATACTCGCGTTGGTGATGTTGTTTATATTGAAACACAAGTTTCAGTTGGCGGCGGAACTATTCAAGGCGTTTATCCAATTGCAAGCGTTATTGATGCGAATACTTACACGATAAATGTCAGTTATTATGCAACAAGTGAAACCACAAATGGTGGAACTTTGCCAACCTTTACATCTTTTGCAAATACAGGTTCAATTACAGTAAATTACCCAAATCACGGATATACTGGTGGCGAAACTGTTGTTTACGTTGTTCAAACAGTAGTTGGTGGCGTAGATATTTTTGGAAGCTACACCGTATCTTCTATTGTTGACGCAAATAATTACAAAATTATTGCTCAAAATCAGGCGGCTTTTGCACAGACTGCCACAATGAATTTTGGCAATGTTTTAAACCTTTATTATCT